TTGCCGAACAAAAGATGAAGCCTTGAGGGTAGTTAAACGCTACGCAGCAATAAAAGGATTAACAAATAAAATAGAGGACAGACAAAATGCATAAACTAGAACTATCATATTCTCAATTACACACACTCAAGAATGTAATCGTGTCCGACATAGAATATTCAGCAATGGATGTTCCAGACTTTACTGATGCAGAAGATATGTTCTTCTACTATGAAAGAGCCAAGATACTAGACGCAATTAATGAAGAGATAGCTACAGGATTTGAACAGATGGGAGAGCCAACATGATTGAGATAGAACGTGAGAAATACTTTGTAATGTCTATACGCAAGTTAAAGCCAAGCAGTGTAGGCCATCCAAGGTTCAAATTAAATGTAGTAGACAAGGATGGAAACGAAAAGATATTGCATACTCGCAGAGACAGATCGTGGGTGTACAAGATCAATAAGTCTTGGGAGAAACGTATGATTGATGGTGTTGTGAGTGATAGCGTAAAGAGAAACTATACTCTGGAACAAGCAGCCATAGCTGAAACATTTGAGTTTTAGTATGAGCCAAGATGGAGATACACTAGGCGCTATACTCAGAATTATAGTTTGGCTATTCTTATCATGGCCTATCGTTTACATGATGTACACTTACATAGCTAATTGAGAGAGAGAAACAATATGAAACAAAAGATCCCCAAGCAATCTGCTAAACTCCTGGAGATAGCTGAGTTTTACCTTAACTCTGAAGCATTCAAGAGACTTAAGGCTAAGACGCAGAGAGACTACGAAGGCCACCTATCCGCCATTGTTAATACAGTAGTAGAAGGCAAGGCGCTTGGGGTTTACCATAACAAGAACATCAAGGTTAGGCACTTGACTGCTGCCTACGAGCAGTGGGTACAGTCTGGTGTTCGTAGTGCAAACTATCGCAAGACAGTCTTATCAGCCTGTTGGAAGCACTCAATGCGCTATGATGTGATGATACACAACCCTGTATCTTTAGTTCAGACACAAAAGACGGACAGACGTACCGTGATGTGGACGAGAGAGTACGTTAAACGCTTCTTAGATGAGGCATATGCTGACTTTGACTATCGAAGTATAGGTTTAATCGTACACATGGCATACGAATGGGGGCAACGTGTAGGCGATATGCGCCTGTTAAAATGGGAATGTTTAGACTTATCTGAGTGTCGCTTGGATATCAAACAAAGTAAGCGTGGTGCAGAAGTTCACCTACCCATAAGTAAGAATTTGTGTCAAATGCTCCAAGCGCAGCAGGAAGATTTTGGCTTCCAAGAATATGTAGCACCAAGAGTCAAGCCCAGGTCTGGAGCATTTACGCCTTATGATTTAGAGGAAATATCCCCTAGTATCAATAGCGTTACTAGACAAAGCTAATCTACCAAAAGAGCTTACAGCTATGGATTTGTGGCGTACTGCCGTAACAGAAATGCTCGAAGCAGGTGTTGACATTGCAGGAATACGTCAAGTAACTGGACACAAGAACATGCAGAGTGTTGTGCCGTACATGGTCAATACATTTAGCGGAGCAAGTAAAGCTCTATCAGCCAGAGGCAATGATGATGATGAACATTAGAGGTTACTTAGATAGTCTCAACCTAAGAGACGAAGAGTTTATTCGCAGAGACTGTCCATCCTGTAGTGGCAAGAATACTTTTACTGCTACGAAAGAGATGGGTCAGATCAAGTATAACTGTTATAAGTTAGACTGTAACATAGGTGGCTACCACAATGTAGACCTGACTGCTGCGGAGATAAAGCAACTGCTTTCAATAAGAGAAACACCAAGGGAAACTGAGAGAGAAACAATGGAAATACCAGAATATGTAGTACAGCCCAGCGCTGAGCATGATAAGTTTCATAAATTTGTAGCACAGTGGGGTCTTAACGACTCTAGGTTACTCTATGATGTAAAGGATGAACGTGTTGTCTTTCCAATATACCATAAGGGACGCATAATAGATGCTAATGGGCGTTCAGTAGGCAACAAACAGCCTAAGTGGTACAGATACACTGGCAAGGGTGATTACTTCTTTAAGCATGGCGATAGCTCTACACTAATTATAGTTGAGGATTGTGTGTCAGCACTGGTGGTATGCCAGGAAATACCACATGTAAATGCTATGGCTATCCTTGGAACGTCTCTAACCGACAAACATATGGAGAGAATTGCAGAGTATGACAACATTATTGTAGCACTAGATCCAGATGCTGCACACAAGACTTTGCAGTTTAGTAGAGAGATACACTTATGGACAGGTGCTAAGACGATTGCTTTTAACCTTGACGATGATATCAAGTATAAAGTAGACAATGACATTGAGAGACTTAAGGAGATAGCACAATGAAGGATTACATACCAACGCAGATGGAACGTGAACTAATGAGCTTAGGTGTTATAGCCATACAAGAGAAACCAAAGGCGATGGGCTTCAAAGAGAGCCGAGCAGAGGTTAAAGCTTGGCATGATACACTTATAGTTGATGGCGAGGTAATGTTTTAATGTATAGTGTAGAGATGGAAGAGAATTGCTCAATAATTACTACACTAGATGATGATGATGCGTATGAAGATGTGAAAGTTACCATAGCGAATGATGGTACAGTTTATATGCAACAGTTTAATGAGGGCATATCTAGAGAGGATATGATCTATATGTCTTACAATCAACTTAAAGACATATTGAATGCAATACATTCGCCAGAGGGTTGTTACTACGTAATAGAGAAGGTTACATTATGATTGAATTAGCACTTATAAAGACGCTACTAAACAGAGAATTCTATGATCAGCACAAGGGTATAAGATGTCCTGATAAGATATTCACTAAAGATATACGCAAGATCAAACAAACACTTGATGCAGCAATGAAGGATTATGATGGGGATCTTAACTCATCAGACTTAGAAGCTTTGTTCTATGCACAAAACCAAACAATGACTACAGCCACTAAGACTGCATACGGTGATTTGTTTAGAAAGTTAAATAAAGAAGAAACAATTAAAGAAGAAATAGCTGATAATGTTTTAGGTAAACTATTCCAACAGTATGTAGGTGAGAAGGTTGCCAACTTAGGGTTTGACTTTGTTAATGGTAGTGAGGAAAGCCTTGAGCCACTACGTAGATTGTTAGATGATTTTAAGGACGACTTTACTCCTAACATCAGATTAGATTTGGAAGACATAACTGTTGATATACTATTGAAAGCTAATGACCTGGATACTCAGTGGAAGTTTAACATACCAAGCTTAGGACATAAGGTTGAGGGTGTATCAGGTGGTCACTTGCTACTTGTAGGTGCTAGACCTAACACTGGTAAAACATCCTTTCATGCTTCACTCATAGCAGGTCCTGACGGTTGGGCATCTCAGGGTGCTAGGTGTGTAGTCTTATGTAATGAGGAAGCTTATGAGCGTGTGGGTGCTAGATACCTTAGTGCTGCAACCAATATGACAATGGAAGAGGTGAAGGGTAATGTAGCTCTAGCACGTAGTCGCTACGAGCCAGTACGCAAGAACATTCGTATCAAGGATAGCACCAACAAAGATCTGCAGTGGGTTGAGTCCTTAGTCAAACAAGAGAAGCCTGACATTCTTATATTAGACATGGGTGATAAGTTTGCTACAAAGAATAGTGATAAGTCCGATGTGTACCTAAAAGATGCCGCTATCTATGCTCGTAACATAGCCAAGCAGTATAACTGTTGTGTTGTATGGATGTCACAGTTGAGTGCTGTAGCTGAAGGTAAAGTATATGTAGATCAATCCATGATGGAAGGCAGTAAGACAGGCAAGGCAGCAGAAGCTGATTTGATGCTGTTGATAAGTAAGAACCCTATAGTTGAAGGTGCTGATGAAGAGGATACTCAGCGACACTTAAACATAGCTAAGAACAAACTTAAGGGTGGATGGCATGGGGTTGTCCACTGTGAATTAGATGGTGGTAGATCACTATACACCGCATAGGAGAGATAATGAGAATAGTATTAGATGTAGAGAACACAACACAAAGACGAAATAATAAGTGGCATCTAGATCCATATGAGCAGGGAAACTTTCTGGTACAGGTTGGTATGCAAAATGCTGATAGACCTGGAGAGACACACATTGTTAACATAGACCATCAAGAGAAGAAAGATACCAGTGGCGCTGGGCGTAAGCTTATTCAAGATGTACTGGACCTTACAGAACTTTTAATCATGCACAATGCACAACACGATATGATGTGGCTGTGGGAGTGTGGATTTAAGTATGATGGAGCTATCTATGATACAATGTTAGCTGAGTATATACTGTTGAGAGGTCAGAAGTTACCACTCAGTCTTGATGGTTGCGCCCAACGCAGACAGTTAGATATGCAGAAGCAAGACACATTAAAGAATTACTTTAAAGAAGGGTACAATACAAATGAAATACCGTTGGATGAACTTAGCTTTTATCTTAGGGGTGATCTCGACACCACTCGTGAGTTGTTCCATGCAATCGAAGCAGACTACGCCGAGCCAGAGTCCAAGTCCTTGCATACAATCAGAGACGTTACCTTTAGAACCTGTAAAACCCTCACCCGAATGTACATGTCAGGAATCAGGGTGGATAGATCTGCCCTTGACGAGGTAAGACTAGAGTTTGAACAAGAGAAGGCAAGTATAGAAGATAGGCTACAACATCAGGTACGTAAGATCATGGGTGATACACCTATCAATCTCAACTCTCCAGAGCAAATGTCTCAGGTTGTATTCTCTTGTAAGGTTAACAACAAGAAGGAATGGGTAGAGTTATTCGAACATACGTATAACAAGAAAGAGTTTAGGGCAGCAGTAGAAGCTAACAGTACTATCATACGTAGGACTAAAGCATTTACATGTCCAACCTGTAAGGGTGAAGGCAAAGTATATCGTATCAAAAAGGATGGCACAACGTTTGCTAGACCTAACAAGTGCAAAGACTGTGATGCTAGAGGCTATCAGCTTAAGCCACTAAATTATTTAGCAGGTCTAGGTTTTGCTGCACCCAGTAAGAAGTGGGTTAGTGCCAATGGTTTCAGCACTGGTAAGGATAACTTAGATGTGTTGATTGGTACTGCAAAGACTAAGAAGATGGACGAAGCAGTATCATTCCTGACAGACCTGAAGCGTTTGTCTGCTGTTAGTAGCTACCTGAGTGCATTCGTTGAGGGTATTGACACCTTCACTAAGTCTGATGGCTTCCTACATGTAGGTTTAACTCAACATATTACAGCTACTGGACGTTTCAGTGGGCGTAACCCTAATATGCAGAACATGCCAAGAGGCGGTACATTCCCTGTTAAGAAGGTGTTTGTATCCCGATGGAAGGGTGGTCACATTCTAGAGGCAGACTTTGCTCAGCTTGAATTTAGAGTTGCTGCATTCCTTGCACAAGATCCTGTTGCCATAGAAGAGATAGCTACAGGGTTTGATGTGCATAGTTATACTGCTAAAGTTATTACAGATGCAGGGCAACCAACATCTCGCCAGGATGCAAAGGCACATACATTCGCCCCCCTCTTCGGAGCTACAGGGTATGGAAGATCCAAGGCTGAAGAGGCATACTACATACACTTTAATGAGAAGTATGAGGGTGTAGCTGCGTGGCACAAAGAGTTAGGCAATGAGGCTATACGATTTAATAAGATAACTAATAAGTCAGGGCGACAGTATGCTTTCCCTGATGTTAAACGCAATGCAAGGGGTGGGGTATCGCACTTTACCATGATTAAGAACTATCCAGTACAAGGATTTGCTACTGGTGATGTTGTACCTGTTGT